TAAGTTGAAGGAAGCAGCATAAAAACTGCCCGGCAGTAATACCGGGCAGAAAAACTTTTATGTTTTTTGATTGTCTACTTGACGGGTCGCACACCAAATCCGGGGCTTGTGAGCATTTGTGCTTGCAAAGTACCGGATTTTATGATAGAGTAATTATAGGGTATTTATACCCTATAATTACAAGAGATTTTTGGGGGATGGAGTGCCAAATGTTCCTGAAATTTAAAGTGGATATCCCGGTTGTTCCTGGAAAACTTGTGCGAAAAAAACGTGGAGGACACACATACATAGAGTATGAATATGACCGTATTTATGATCCGGTTAAGCAATACACTTATCCAAAACGTGCTTCTATTGGCAGGGTGGATCCGGATGATCCGAGTAAAATGACGCCAAACGAAAATTTCCTGAAGTATTTTCCGGATGCAGAAATGCCGGAAGAAATCAGCCGTTCTGACAGAAGCCCCTATCTGAATATTGGTCCTTATGTTGTACTGCACAAAGTGATCCGGGACTGCAGGCTGAGGGAGACATTAGGCGAATACATGGATGATAAAGATGCGGGATTTCTTCTGGATCTGGCCTGCTACAGTATTGTTACGGAAAACAATGCCGGACAGTATTATCCCGACTACGCATACAACCATCCTCTTTTCACACCGGATATGAAAATCTATACGGATTCCAGGGTTTCCGATTTTCTCCGGAAAATGAAACCGGAACAATCGGTGGGTTTTCTGAACAGCTGGAATCAATCCAGAAATAAAAGGCAGAGGATCTATATTTCCTATGATTCAACAAATAAGAACTGTCAGGCCGGGGATATTGATCTTGTAGAGTATGGTAAAGCGAAAGTTGATGAAGGACTCCCGGTTTTTAATTACTCGGTTGCCTGTGATGCATCAAACCGCGAACCGCTTTTTTATGAAGTGTATCCGGGAAGTATCAATGATGTTTCCCAGTTAACCTGTATGATCGACAAAGCACACGGATACGGATACCGCAGTCTCGGGTTCATTCTGGACAGAGGATATTTCAGCAGAAAAAATCTGTCGTATATGGAACAGAATGGATACAGCTTTCTGATCATGGTCAAAGGAATGAAGGAATTCATCAGTGACATCATACTGGAAAACCATGGGAAATTTGAAAACAGCAGGGCAAAGTATAATGACAGATATGATGTATACGGAACCACTGTCACCCGGTATCTGTATGAAGGAGACCAGAAAAAGAGACATATTCATATCTACTACAGCGATGGCAGAGCTTATGGAGAAAAGCAGGAGATCAAGCAGAAAATACGTCGTTTAAAAGAGTATCTGGATAAATGTGTCGGAAAAGAATGTACCGCTTTTGGACCGGAGATCAGGAAATATTTCTATCTGCATTTTGAAAAAGATGGAAAAACGCTGAAACTGGCTGAAGAGAACACGAAGGAGGTAGAAAAAGACCTGTCCCTTGCCGGATATTTTGCCATCGTATCATCGGATAACATGACAGCAAAAGAAGCGATCGATATCTATAAAAGCAGGGATGCATCAGAAAAACTGTTTCGGAGTGACAAGTCATATCTTGGAAATAAAAGTATGCGAGTCTGTTCGGAAGAAGCACTTTCTTCCAAGATATTTATTCAGTTTATTGCCCTGATCCTTCGGAGCAGGATCTATACCGCATTAAAAGATAAATGTGAAAAAATGCTGAAAAAACCGAACTATATGACGGTACCGGCAGCGCTGAAAGAACTGGAAAAGATTGTAATGATAAGGCAGTTAGATGGTCGGTACAGGCTGGATCATGCGGTTACAGCAACCCAGAAGACCATTCTGGATGCATTTGGGTTAAACGAGGGGAATGTACGATATCACGCAAAGGAGATCGGGGAGATACTGCAAAATAAAATGACCGGGGATTAAGGAGGGAAGAAAAAATGGCAAGAATGCGCAGAAACAGTGAACAGACACTGGAGTTTAAAATAGAACAGGCAGAAGCAAAGGTGGCAAAAACAAGAGAAGCCCATGAAAAAGCAGTAGATGAACTGAAGAAGTTATACGATATCCGAAAGGCATATCAAAGAGATGAACTTCTGAAAGCCCTTGAGTCCAGCCACCGCTCATATGATGAGATTCTGGCATTTATTACATCATCTTCAGAGGAAAAATAATGATGATCAGTGAAAAGAACCTAACCGATGCAGAGAAAAAACGAATCGAATCACTGGATAAGAGAATTGAAAAAATCCAGAATAAGATCATTGCCAAGCGTAAAGAGTACGATGCAATGACAGAAGAACTTCAAAAGCTGCTCGAAGAGAGATATCCCGAGAAAAAAAGTGAAAAGATAAAAAATACTCTTTATGAAGCGTATTCCCATAGTGACAGATCATTGGATGATATCCTTGCGTTTATGGAAGGAAGAGATAATGATATCGACTGGTGAGGGACGGGGAAATTAATCTTTAGGGGATTTTTTTCAGGAAGTTAACAAAAAAGGCTGGAAGTTAAGATTACTCACAAAAAAGATTGACACAAAAGATGTAATAATATATATTACATATAAAGAGCAAAAATACCTGCCGGAAAGGAGCACCTGATGTATTTTTTTAATCCCAACAGGATCGTGACAAATGATCCGAAAATGAGCGTTGATCAAAAAATTTCTGTACTGCAGGAACAGCTTACAAACGCGGATGCGGTTGTGATCGGAGCAGGGAGCGGCCTTTCGACCGCGGCAGGATATACCTACTCGGGAGAACGCTTCGAGAAATATTTTGCCGATTTTGAAAGAAAATATGGGTTTCGGGACATGTATTCCGGAGGCTTCTATCCGTATCAGACGATGGAAGAATTCTGGGGATACTGGTGCCGGAATATCTGGATCAACCGGTACGCGCCGATCCCGTCAGATCTCTATGGGCGGCTGCTTGCACTTGTAAAGGATAAAGATTATTTTGTCCTGACGACCAATGTTGATCATTGCTTTCAGAGGAGCGGGTTCGATAAGAAGCGGCTTTTCTATACGCAGGGTGATTATGGCTTATTCCAGAGCAGTTCCCCAGCCGGAGCGGCGAAGAACAAGACCTACGATAACTACAAGGCCATCCGCAGGATGATCCTCCATGAAGGATATCAGATCGGAAATAATGAAGAACTGATTATCCCGAAGGGTACGGAGATCAGAATGACGGTGCCGTCGGATCTTGTGCCTGTCTGCCCGGATGATGGAAAACTGATGACCACGAATCTTCGTTGCGACGACAGCTTTGTGGAGGATGAGGGCTGGCATCAGGCGGCGGAGCGGTATCAGGACTTCCTGCGCCGGCATGAACGGCTTCGCGTTCTGTATCTGGAACTCGGGGTCGGCATGAACACACCAGTAATTATAAAATTTCCATTCTGGGAATACACAAAAAAGAATCCGAATGCCTTCTATGCCTGCGTAAACCTGGGTGAGGCCGGCTGCGACCGGGAGATTTTGAAGCGAAGTGTCTGCATTGATGCAGGCATCGGAGAGGTTCTCGAAGCACTCGATGCCTGTAAAGAGCCTACATCATCCGAATTTTGAGGCTGAGTCGTCCGGAGCCCGACTGCCTGAAGAGAGGGAGAAAAAATAATATGGATAAACACGATTTAACAGAAAAACTTCATTTTCTGATCAAATGCCTGAAGGCAGAAATGCCGGAGTATGCGGAATATACTCTTCCGGATGACCCGAAAACGGCATTTGATCTCTATCGGGCGCTCTGCAATGTCCGCATGCCGTCCGGGGATACCGGGCATACATTACCGGATGATTTTTATACGGTGCAGTCGGAAGTCTTAAAAAGCATGACCGGGGATAAGGGGATCACAGAGGCAGCGGATCTGCCGCCGGCCAGGCTGGATCATCGCCTTTTTCTATGGCAGGGTGATATCACGGCGTTGAGAGTTGATGCGATTGTGAATGCTGCCAATTCCCAGCTGCTCGGCTGCTTCTCTCCGCTTCATGGCTGTATTGACAATCCGATACTGAACTGAATCACACACTTTGCGTAAATATCATACGTAGAGACATACGAACATTACTGGAGTTAGCAATTTCCCTGCCGAAACCGTCGATACATGCCAGTCCTGGCGAAAAACTGCGGTATTATCGTGAATTAAAGCAGTTAAACCAGGAAGAGATCAGCAGGATTCTCGGACACGAAAGTATCTGGTATATTGTTAATCTGGAAAAAGGATTCAATCCAATTTTCTATGAAGACGCAGTAAAGCTTGCTCCTGTTCTGGATATCGACCCTGATGATCTTCTCACGGAATACACAAGATTCTGTAAACCTGGATATGGAGGAAGGATCAAGCGGATCCGCTATGAATACCATATGGGAATGTGAGTATAAAAACATTCATCCCGAGTATGGACGGTTCCTGCATATCAAAATGCTTGCAGAGCAGAAAGGATTAGACTTCAATAAACTGATTCAGGACGAAGAATACTGTGTGGATGATTATAAGAGATTCATCCGGGGAGATATACCAAAAAAGATCCGGAACATCAGGGCAGCCTGTGGATGCTTCATGGGAGACTTCGGACGATTGATGGGTTTCGATAACGCGGCATCAGCCATATCTCAATGGGAAGCAGGGAATACCAAGCCCTCAAGAAAATACTTCTACAAGCTTCGGGAACTGGCTGTTTCTGTCGGAATTGACATGGATAAGCTGAATGAAGATCCCGATTTCTATAAAGACGAGTATGCTGAGTTTATTGAAACAGACTGCGGAGATAAAATCAGATATATCCGTCTTCAATACAGAGTGTTCATGGAACAGTTTGCCGAGATGATCGGAACGTCAGGGAATACAATCAGCGAATGGGAAGCTGGCAACTGTGTACCAATGAGATATTGGTTCCCCGAAATAAAAAAGCTGCGGCGAATAAAGGAATCGATCTGAATGCGCTAAACGGTCATCCGGAAATATACAAAGATCCATTTACGGAACTGATCCAGAAGCAGGATTCTGAGGAATGGGTAAGGAGAATCCGTAAACAATGCGGTTTAACAGTTGATGCCTTTGCCAGACATATCGGAGTGAGCAGAAGTACTGTAAATTCATGGGAGACCCATCAAAATTGCAGGAAACCAAGCCGGGAATCCTTCAGTAGAATAGTAGAAATGGCAAAGATGAGAGGAGTTGATATATATGACCCATGGAGAACAGAGACTCTGGCTAATCCAGCAGCTTCTAAACGAAAGGAATGACGCTGCAGGTGTTCAGATCCCTGAAGACGAACAAGGTCAGAAAGATCTGCTGAGAGGTCTTATGAATATCCGCATGCCGGGCCCTATAGATGACGAGTTCCTGAGAATACAGGATGAGTATCTAACGGAAGAGAACCTTGCGGAGGGCGTTGTCAAAATTGAAGATCTGACACCGGTCAAAGCTGATAATAGGCTTTATATCTGGCAGGGAGATATGTCCCGGCTTGCCGTTGACGCTGTTACACTACCAGCCAACTCCGGATTCACAGGATGCTATCAATATTTACACAATTGTTTGGATAACATTCTTGGTTCGAAAGCAGGGATTGAGTTAAGGCTCTTTACAAATAGCATTATCACAAAACAAGGTTATCCTGAGCCTACCGGTCAGGCCAAGATCACACCGGGATTTAACCTTCCGAGCAAATATATTATCCATACGGTAGGTCCTATCGTTCAGGGGCGGCTGACCAAAGAAAACGAACGGCTGCTGGCTTCTTGCTACAGATCTATCCTGGAACTGGCGGATCAGAACGATATCAAGACTCTCGCATTGTGCTGTATTTCCACAGGTGTATTCATGTTTCCGAATCAGCGGGCGGCAGAGATTGCTGTAGAAACTGTTCGGAAATATCTGGAGGAAACAGGCAGCCAGATTAAAGTCATCTTCAATGTATTCAAGGACATTGATCTGATGTTCTATAAATACTATCTGGGTGAGCCGGAAGCGGAGTAACAACTAACACTTTGTAATTGGCGGTCTCGAACTGTAAAAGGTTCGGGGCCGTTTTTTTGTTTCTGAACATACGGAAAAGAAAGAGTGAGGGATCCAATGATGAGCAATAAGGTAAAAGCTGATGCAATTCCCATAATCACCATCGATTACAAATGGCATAGAATCCGTATTCACAAGCAGACTTTGCTTCTTCTTGGAGATCCGGAATATGTAGAACTGCTGGTAAATCCGGAAACAAAGATCCTTGCAGTAAGATGCAGTACTGGAGGAAGTGACCGTGTACATAAAGTCAAAGGTATCAACAAAGACGGTGCAGTTCTTCAAAGCGCATATCTCTTCCGCTTATTACAGCAGGTCAATCCTGAGCTGAAGAACGGAAAGTCATATCGGATCTACGGTCGGATAGATGTCAAAGAAGGGATCGCCCAGTTTCCATTGACAGAAGTTGAAGAAATAAAGAGAACGGAGACAAGCTATGAGAATGTCAGAATCACTAAAGACTGATACAGATTTTGAAAGATTGTCTCCTCTGTGCTCCCAGGATTATCTGGATCATCTGGAAGAAAGTATTAAAGCTCATGGATGCCTCGATCCAATCGACATTTGGGACGGAATCATTCTCAATGGATATAAGCGGTATCGGATCTGTCTGAAGCTGAAAATAGAAATACCGATCAATGAGAAAGTCTTCTCCTGCAAAGAAGATGCCATCACCTGGCTGTGCTATGAACATCTGAAGAGCGCGTCAGTTACACAGGAAACCGGTGTATATCTGATCGGAAAACATTACCTTGCGCAAAGGCAGAAATACTTCCATGAACAGCCGCCGTCTTTTACCAAAAGATCAACGTTTGTCTACAGCACAGCCGAAGAGGTCAGCAAAATCTATCATCTCTTTTCAGGGACGGTCTACAAATACGGAATCTACGCAGAGAACCTGGATTCGATTTATGACAGGGACAGGCAGCTTGCTGAATATATTCTCTCCGGGAAACGGAAGGTTTCTCATAAAACAATTCAGCTGATGACAACCGTCCAGGATGAAGTGTTATCGTTGCTGGATTCCATGGTGAACAAAGGAAAGGTAGAGCATATCACGAATAATGAATTACAAAAAATGATGTTGAAAAACAAAGTAATTACAAAGACCGGCAACCGGAAATCATCAGTTGCTGCACAGCCGAACATTGCAATAAAGCAAACTCCTGTATATGATCCGGACTCCGAAATCTCCGGATTATATCTCACGATCCCGTCCTGGATCACTTCAATAAAACGAAGCTGCGCAAAGGCAGACTTCAGCAAGATCTCTCCGGAGGCAAAGGCGCGGCTCCGGGAACAGCTCGGAGAGCTGGATGAAGAGATTATTGCCGCCATCTTACAAATCATGGAGGAGTCGTAATGGACGAAAGATTCAACCAGTTCATTCCACAGGTACATTTTGAACTGATCCCGATCAGAAACCTCGTTTCCAATCAGGAATATCAGCGATCAATATTCGAAAAGCAAGTTCTCCATGCTGCGGAAAATTTTGATGTGAATCAGATCAATCCAGTGAAGGTAAGCCGCAGAAATGGAATGAATTATGTTTTCAACGGACAGCACACCATTGAAATTGTTGCGATGGTTTCCGAATCGAGAGATACACCGGTCTGGTGCATGAT